GACGTTGGTGCGACTACTGCGGTTTCGTGGATGACGAACACAGCCTGGCACGGCGCCGTAGGGCGATCCTGGGCTTGAAGGACGATCCTGAGCCACGGCGCAAGCGCAAGCGAGACGCAGAGGCCCCGGGAGGCGAGCCGATTGCGGTCAAGGGGGTATGGTGTGTGTGTGGAGGTCTCACACGCGATAACATACCCATTTCAATCCGAGGAATATCAAGAAGGCTATGGTGAAGGTAGACCCGCTAGTGTATGCGTACAGCCACGGGAGGGACGACGGATGCGAGATAGCGCCTGAGTGCTTGAAGTGTCCGTTGGTGAAGTGCAAGCACGACATGACGCAGAAGGAGCGGTGGGATATGGGGATAGGGAAGGGGAGCGGGAACAGCCTATCGTTTGAGACGAAGGAGCAGATCAAGGACATGGTACGAGCTGAGAGGCTGTCGGTTGAGCGGATAGCGGAGCTAACGAAGGTAAGCAAGAGGACGGTACAGCGGTTAAGGTCGGAGGTACTGGTATAATCCTGCCATGCCACGACTAGGTGAAGTAACAAAGCATCCGGCGATTGGGGCCAAGAAATTAGCGTCGATCAACCGGGAGAACCGGATACAGCTTGAGAAGTCCGAATGGTGGGACCAGTTGACTTCCAAGCAGCAGGAATTCTTGGCGTACTACGCGATGCTGCGGGACGGGGTATTGGCGGCGAGGAAGTGCGGAATGCCGGTATCGTGGTTAGAGGACTCGGAGCAGGACGAGGCGGCCTTCCAGATGTGCGTATTGGCAATACAGCATCAGCCGGCGGCGTTTGCGATGCAGGTAGTGAAGGAGATGCTCCCGTGGTCGGTGTTTAAGCTACGGGACATCATTGACGATCCTAACGAGAAGACCGGTCACAAGCTGAGTGCCATCAAGCACCTGCACCACCTGGCGGGCATGGCCAAGCCGCAGGACGGGATGCTGGCCCAGATATTACAGACGGGCAACCTGAACGTGCAGTTATGGACGAAAGGAGGTGAGTAGCCATGATGCATCAAGCGCCTCTCCCGGTATACGCACCTTACCCGATGTGCCGTCCGTGCTGGCAGCTAACGCATTTCTTGGGAGAGGACGGCCAGCAGCATTACGAGGTGGGCTGTATATGTGAGTGTCACGGGCCGTTATGGGATGCCGTGCCGTTAATACCGGAGGCTGACCTGGTATGACCAGCATTGACCTAGCTGCCGTCTACACACCCCATACAGGGCAGGCCAAGGTACACGACGACCCCGCCAAGATGAAGGTGTTGAAGGTCGGGCGCCGCTGGGGGAAGTCTCGGCAGGCGCTATTCGACCTTCTCAAGACGTATGTGGAGGCGCTGGACGTTGAAGTAGGCATTGACATGGTGCCGCCCTTTCATGCCTGGATTGTGGGGCCATCGTTCCCGCAGTGCCGTCAGGTATGGAACGAGATTGTGTCGTTCATACCGGAAGACCTGATACAGCCTGGCGGCATTCGCCAGGACGAGATGATGGTGTATCTCAGAGGCACTGAGAAGCGCTCCTGGGGGCTTATCGAGATAAAGTCGGCCCATAACCCGGATTCACTCCAGACCGCGGGTGTGGACTACTTGTGGGTCACAGAGGCGCAGGACGTCAGCGACAAGGCGTTTGAGAAGTGCCTGCCCATTCTCCGGTCTCCCGGCCGTATTTCCAAGTCCATGTTCGAGGGTATTCCAAGCCTATGGTCTGATCATTGGTTTGAGAGAACATATCGGAGCGTGGAGGCGGGTCTTATACCGGACTCCATGTGCTATACCGCCTCGGCGTTTGATAATCCGTTCCTGACGGACGCGGACAAGGCTGCCATTGAGATGGACCGGTACTTGCTTCCTGACGCTGCATGGAAGCGTATGTACCTGGCCATCTTCGATGAGAACGCGGGTTACTTTCGGAACATCCAGAACTGCATTGCGGGCGATTTGCTATCGGCGCCCATTCCAATCGGCAGGTACGTGGCAGGTCTGGACCTGGGCCGTAAGATTGACGCCTCGGTCTTGATGATTCTGGACGCGCAGGACCGTAAGGTGGTGCATCATGTGGCGTGGGATGCGGGAGAGTCCTGGCCCCTCCAGCGGGAGGGAGTCTTGAAATACTGCCAGGCTTGGGGTATTGGGCGTATTGTGGTGGACGCTACCGGCATGGGAGGCGATATGTTCAGCCAGGAGCTGATGGAGGCTGGGCTTCCGGTGGAGCCCTATGTCATCAATGAGACCAACCGGGGATGGTTGCTGGATGCGTTGGCCATAAGCCTGGAGCGGGAGACCTTGCACTTCCCAGAGATACCCGCCATGTTGCGGCAGCTCCGGGCGTTCCAATACAATAAGCTGCCAGGGGGCGGGATGAAGGTGGCGGCCCCGCCAGGAGAGCATGACGACGAAGTATTTGCACTGGCACTTGGCCTTACGGCGTGTGATGAAGCGCCGTCTCCGTTCAATACACCACGTCTCTATAACCAGCGGCGCCGGTACGTGCCCACACAGGAAGAGGCCAACGCTGGGGGGGTTCACTCTGTTGGAGGACGCATCCTGCAGGAACGACGGGCCGCTGTGCAGGCCAAGCGGCTAGAGGGGATTCAGATCAGCTAGTGGTTTTAGCAACCACAGAACGCTCTAACGGCAAGTGGGTGCCTGGCTACTGGCGCTCCGACGAAGAGCGTAATCAGCCTCCCAGGATTGACGAAATCCTCTCTCTCTGGCGGGAGGGCCAGCAGTATTATCAGGGCTTTCACGCTCAGTGCAAAGTCGAGGAAGACTATTACAACGGGCTTCGGAAGATTCCTGTCCCTGAGGGTATTGATCCCATCTGGCCCGCCACCGCCAATGCCATCATCAACGTCGCCACCGACCACGTTGACGTAAACAATCTAACCATAGATGTCCCCTCCAGCCCACGGTCCAGAGCACGGGCGGAGAAGCTAAAGCGGTTCTATCAGGGTGTGTGGCTGTCTATCAAAGACCCCATCCTGCGTACCTGCGTGCGCCAGTCCTTCATGTACGGCATCGGCTTTCTCAAGGATATGTACGCATCTGACCAGTGGCCGGATGGCCCTACCATCGACCAGTTCGGAGAGGACACTGCGGCCTATAAGGAGGCGCTACAGGAGTTCGTTGATCAGCGGAGTATCGCCTTTCCCTTCGAGGTGATGTCGCCACGGGCACCTAACTTGATATGGGATGACTCAAGAGCACGGATGAAGTGGTGTATCGAGTTCTCGGAGCGCAGGGTACGGGACATTGCCCGCCGGTATCCTGAGTGGACTAAGGGCGAGGACTCCACCAGTATTGCTCAGTGGATCGAGTATTGGGACGACGAGTGGGTCACGTATATCGCGGACAACGAAATAGTGATGCAGGGGCGCCACGGCTACGGCCATCTGCCATACACACCGCTCTATCCAGCTCACTCCTACACGTTTGAAGACGGTCTGCCGCAGGATAGATTCCGTGGCATCCTCTATCCTGTCCACTCGCTGTTGGACTCCGAAGCCCGGTTGGTCTCCCAGCTAGAGGCCATGGTCAGGAGCACCGCGTGGCGCACCCTGGACTTTCAGGGGCCGCAGGCATTGGCAGAGCGCGCCAGAGACCAATACGAGATATTCGGTGGAATGAACACCATTCCTCCTGGAGTCACCGTGGCGGTCTCACCTATGGTGAACATCTCTCAAGACCTCTTTGCGGAGTTGAACATTGTCCAAACGCTTATCGAGCAAGCTACCTTTCCCAACGTCATTCGTGGCATCCGCCCCCGTGGAGTTAGTACTGGATTTGCAGTCTCAGTACTTGCTGGGATGGGAAGACTCGTCTTCCAGGGCGTTGCTGACGGTCTCAGACACACCATCGAACAGGCTAATTCTAAATTTGCACAACTTGTCGAGAACAAGATTAAGGGTCGAGTCACCGTCCACGGACGATCCGAAGTCCACTCCTTCGACCAGGCCATAGAGCCGGACGACATCCGTGGCTATTACGAGAACGTAGTTCAGGTCAAGGCTGAGGCGCCAGAGGAGCGCGAGCGGGAGGCGCTACTGGCGATGAGGCTCTTGCAGGCGGGCGTTATCTCACTGTACGAAGCCCAGCGTCGAGCGGGTATTATCAACCCGCTGGAAGAGCAGTTGCAGCAACGGGCCGAGCAGTTGATGAATTCGCCTATCTTCATGGAGGCCCAGGTCCAACTCCTGATGGATAGGGTAGGTCTGTTACCGCAATTAGCTGCCACCGCAGGAGCTCCAGAGCAGACGGGTACTAATCCAGGCTCTATGAATCTCGGTGGAGCGCAACTAGCCCGACTAGGAGAGCGGAATATTCAGCAGGGGCGTGTGGCCTCCCAGCAGGGCCAGCCCAGCGTGTTTCCACAGGGCTTTGGTGGCCTTGACAGCCTTGGGGCCAACATCGGTGGCGCTCAGGGTGGCGCTCAGGGACTACCCAGCGGCCAGACAGTGAGGCGATAATGGCACGTAGGCGCAACGAGTTAGACCAGGTACAGGGGCCGGTGCTCCTGGCGGCGCGGATAGCCCAGGAGCAGATGGAAAGAATGGCCGACCAGATACAGGGGCCACGTCAGAATGAGCGACGTGAGTTGCTTGCGGGGATGGACGCGCGGCAGATAATTGACGAAGTGGTGGAGGAGTCTCTAAATGCCGCCGGCTAGAGATGTCTTTACAGGTCGGGTTGTTAATGTCCCAAAGATTGACTTCGACCGTCTTGGCGGTCCTGAGTTTGTGCGCGTTGTTACGTTTCCCGGGGCTCCCACCACCTATGAGGCTGCTACACCAGCGGACATAATCCGATTCCAGCGGACGAATATCAATCCTGCGACTATTGGTGTAGGTGGCGCTGGTCTTGATCAGGGATTCCTCAATGCTCTTCCCCAGTCTACACCGCAGCCCACGCCCAGTCCTACACCGCAGCCCACGCCCAGTCCTACACCGGGACAGTTGCCGCCACAGGGCGGCCCACTGACTTTCAACCCCACTATTAACTTCCCCAATCCCGCCGCAGCGGGCGTGGGTGATTTCGCCAATCTAAGTCAGACGCTACTGGGCGGTCAGAGAAGTATTCTCGACGTAATCAAGGACCTGACAGAACAGAACCGCCGTTCAGTGACATTTACTCCCATCTCAACCGATTTGTCCACGGAGCTATTGCCAGAAGAGCTGGCCCAGGCTGTAGCAGAGATACAACGGACAGGACAAGTCCCAGCTTGGGCAATGCGGACCCAAGGATTTACGGTCAATATAGGGACTGATGCTGACCCAGAGCGGGTCCAGCAGTCTGAGTTACGCCCTACCACAATCCTCCTGCAAAACCTGGCTACAAATGTAGGACAGTCTAGACAGTTTAGGGAACAGCTTGACTTTGAGTTACAGCGCTTTGAGGAACAGCAACGACAGGCAGAGGTTGGAGAGACCTTCGCTGGCCGGCAACAGACCGAGCAAGAACGGGCAACGGCAGAAGCCGAACGTGTCCAAGCCCTTCTGCTATTTCAGTCTATTGAGGATGGAACTCAAAAACGAGACTTGGCCCGTAAACAGTGGAACTTTGCCAAGATAGAGGCAAGATATGCCCGCGGGGCGCGCACGGAGGAGTTTGATCAACGAGTCTTAGAGGCCAAGAACAATCTTGACCTTGCCGAACGGGAGCTCGACGCCAGAGAGGATCAGCTTGATGAACAAATACGGCAATTTGACGAGCAGAAAATACTTCAGGAAGCAGGACTTTCGGGTACTTTTGGAGGTAGTCCTACTCTAGAGGCGGAACTAGGGCGCCGTGGTCTTTCTGCCCGT